AAATCATGATTTTGCTTGCCATTGGTCGTGTTCGGCTTGTTCGGCGGGGGTGGGGGTTGGTGGGGGGGCTGTGTCTTCGACGAGACGGAAGATGATCTTTTCGTTGTTGAATGGGTCGTTGGTCATGGTGTGGGTTCCTTTCGTTGTGTCGGGGAGGGTGGGGCCAGGTGCGGGTGGTCACGGTAGCTGGGGGTCGGGGTAGAGGTGGGGCGGCAGGGCGAGTCGGGCGGCTTGGGAAGGCGTGGGGCGGGAAGTCGGAATGTGGCGGGATGGCTTGGGGCGGCGAGTCGTGGTGGGCGGGCCTGGTACGGGCAGTCGGGGTTGGCCTGTGTCGGGATGGCTTGGATGGTCGGGGCGGTCTGAGTTGGTGAGGTGTGGGTTGGGCCGGCTCGTCGGGTGGGGGCAGGGTTGGGGTGGGTGGTCGGGGCGGTCTGAGTGGATGTGGCTTGGCTTGTCGGCGTGGCTTGGGTTGTCCAGGGTGGTCGCGGGTGTGGGTGGCGGTGGCCTGGTGCGTCGGGGAGGACCGGGGCGGTCTGGTGCGTCGGGGAGGACCGGGGCTGGCGGGGGATGGGTCGTCGGGAGGGTTGGATCGGGTTGGGTAGTCATAGAACGGTCAGGGAATGCGCGGTTCCTTTCCGACGTGAGTTGACCTCGCGCCACGGCCCGAACTCCACGTTGCCGGACAGTCTGGTCTTCACCGCACCGCATGCGCAGCGGGCATACCAACCAGGGTGGATAACGCCGAGTCGGGCCAGAGTCGCGGTAACGCATCGGTGACGCCTCGACGGCACGGGTAGTTGGTACCAGGGCAGGCCCCGGAGGTGCCAAATGACACCTCCGGTCACCTCTTGTCGTACTGAAGCATACACGTTTGGCATTATGCAACTCATTCAGACGTGCCCAGGATCGGCCGGACGGCTATGCCGTAACCCACTGAGGATCGGACCATTGGTCGCCGAGCGGCACGGCGGTGTAGCCGGGCCGGACGGGCTGGTACGTGCCGAGGTTGGTTCGGTGCGCCCGGGACCGGCCAAGTTCCACGACGGGCCCCAACTTGGCGATGACGTCGTGGTCCCAGCGGGTCAACGCGAGGTTGGGTGTGTTGGATGCCAGGGCCAACGCGAATTCCGCGGCCTGGTGCAGGCCGTGGTTGAGGCCGGCGCCGACCTGAAGCCGTACCGGCATCAGCGCGTCACCCAACAGGGCCGCAACGCTCTGGCCGTCGCCGTGGCGCCACAGGGCTTGGGTCGGTACGGCTAGGTCGTTGACGGGGATTCCGCTGATCTCACCGTCGGTGATGAGGTCGATGAGCCAGTCGGGGAATCCGACGGCGTTGCCCAGGATGGTGCCGTGCAGTTCGTCGCTGATCATCTGGGGAAACAAGTAGGCGCGTTCGGTTGGGTGGGATCCGGTCAGTTGCTTGTACTTGTCGACGGGCAGGTTGTGGGAGAACTCCCAGTAGTTACGCCCTTCGGCGGTCGCTACGGGTCCGGTTACGGAGAACAGGCGTCCGCCGGGGATGTCGAAGATGCGCCAGAAACCCGTGACGTTGCCGACCGGGCCACCGACGCTATCGAGCAGACCAACGTCGGACAGGCCGCGCCACACGACGTACCCGGCGTAGTCCATGGAGTAGTTACGGGCCGGGTCGAGTAGCTGACGGCCGACGGACTTGCGGCCATCGGCGAACAACACGACGTCGGCGGTGTCCGTTGTACCGTTGGCGAACTTCAGCAGGTACCGCGGCCCGTCGCTTTCTGGGATGAGTTCGGTCAGTCGCTGGCCGTATTGGATGGCGACGCGGGCGGCGAGTTGGTGGTGTAGGGCGTCCCAGGACGTGACCATGCCGGGTAGTACGGATCCGGGGCCGCGCGGCGCCAACGTGTTGAATTCGGTCAGGTCGTAGGCGAAGGTGCGGGCGTCGTTCAGTGCGACGATGCGGTTGGTGGGGATGCCGATGCCGGCGAGTAGGCCGAGGGTCGGCAGGCGTAGGCCCATGACGCCGCCGGATTGCGGGTGCGGCACTTTCGACGCTTCGTAGGTGGTGACGTCGGTGAATCCTGCTTGCCTGAGGAACAGTTCGGCGGCGGGGCCGACGAGGCTGCCTCCGATGATCGCGATGCGCGGTGGGATGGGCATTTCAATTCTCCCGGTTTATGTGTGTTGTGTGGGGTAGAGGTACGCGGACAGGGTGATCAGGTCGGCTACGACCGGGCCCACCATCGGGGGCGCGGCTTGAGCGCGAAGTCGTAGGCAATCGGGGTTGCCGGCCAGTCGAGGCCGCCGATGACGAACAGAAGCGCGGTAAAGAGGGCGGCGCCAGCCAGCGCGGCAACGGCAAGTAGCAGAACGAACATTGTGGATCTCCCGGTTTAGGTGGGTAACGGATCTTGCGCCCCGTGCGCGAAGAATCGGACAAACAACAATAAGAGTTGTATATAGCCTATTTGGTTGTGTGGGATTTGGGCTTGCGGGATGCGGGTCGACCTGGACAGTGATGGGTTATCAACTGTCCGGATTGACCTAGACTGGTTAATTCGGGCCAATCGTGTGGCTTGTGGGGTTCCTTGCGGTAGCACTGTTCGGTGTCGAATTGGATGCGACGTCGAGGCAAAAGATCTTCACCCCCTTTCTGTCGTCCCCATATCTACATGTTCCCCCGGCCTTGACTTAACCGTCAGGCCAGGGGTGTGGTCAGGTGGTGGGGCGGGGAAACGTGCAGATGACTCGGGCCACCGCGGCGCGGTGTTCCACGACGCGGGTGGCGTAGGCGTAGTGCCACACGGCGACGGGAATCTGCGAGTAGTAGTGCAGGCACCAGCGACGGGCAGCGTCCGCGTCGTGCAAGCCACGGGCCGACTGAGCGGTACGCCACGCACCATCGTCGGCCTGATACTCGACCGAGTAGTAGGCGTCGCTGGAGGTGGCCAGTTCCTTCAGGGCCAGGTTGTGCCGGTCCAGCTTTTCCAGCCGCAGGGGGTCGAAACGCTCCATCGTGATCACTCCCGGTTTCGTGGACTCATCAGGACCGGCGTAACCGGCCGACCCGCCGTAGCGGGTTTCGTCCTTACGCACTCCAGGCGTCTGAGGCGCCGTCGGAACCCCAGTGGTCTTCCCGGCGCCGCGCCTCGTGCTGCGCCTCGTCGTCGTCGACAACGGGGCCGGCGGCCGAGATCTTGGCGTCGCGGTTCGCTTCCCACGACAGGAAGGCCAGCAGGACAACCACGATCACGCCAACCACGCTCGCACCCAAGAATTCCATTTCCAACCTCCCGGTTAAAACCCCGTCTCTGTCTTACATACAAAGACTAACCCGCACTTGACGTGCTCGTCAAGGGGTCTGTCAAGATTCTTTGGACTCCCAGTTGACCTTCATCCGGACATAGAGGGATCGGGGGGTGCCACGGGCAATCTGCACATCGAGTGCCTCGTACGCGTCCGCCGCATGATCAAATTCGGCGAGTTCATAATCTCGATCTTGACGGTCACCGATTACCCATTTGATCTTCATGAGCTACCTCCGGTCGGGGTTCAGCGGGGTCCGGCCAAGCCACCACGCGACGGCCAACAGAACGGCGGCAAGGGCGAGGGTTGCCATCTTGATCATCTCCGGTTGTCGTGTTCGTACATACATGGTGACGCCCTACCGGGCCGCCGTATTCCCCGTCTTGCGTGTCTACGTGGGAAACAGGGGTAACACGCGTCACGAGGTAACACGGCAGGTCAGAGGGCACAAAAAAACAAGATCATGTTACGTGTTACGGCTACGCGTGCAGTAACACGGACATATGGGACACAAAAATGGTGCTAAATCGGGCGCGAATTTTAGTAACTACTTGCGACCCTGCGACCTCAGCCGGTTAACGAGTGACTCGTTCGATACGCCCTGTGGCGACCCCGTCAGTGCCCCGGTTTGCTCCAATTGACTGATTCGCTGGCGGGTGATGTCCAGGATGGCGGCGGCCATCCGGCGGGGTACCCACTCGGCGCCATAGCCATCAACACGGGCCAAAGCATGCGCAAGTGGGTTGTATCGCCACCAAAGGTCGTTTTGGTCGCCGACGAGGCGGCGGATGACGTGCGCGGCGTCCATGGCCAGGTCGGGGTCTTCACCGAGGAGGTGGCGTGCGTGGTAGGTGGCGGCGTCGTCGATGTTGGTTGCCATCGTAGGGTCTTCGTCGCCGAGGAATTGATCTAGTCGGGCGGCCAGTAGCTGCGCCGCGGCCACGATTTCTTGCTTGATCACGGCTTCCGTGTCGGCCATTTTGTCGTCTCCATCGCGTATGGTGGTGGCCAGTAGAGGGGTGTTTGTGGGGGGTTAAACAGGGGCCGGGCGGCCTGGGTGTAGCCGCTCGGCCCCTCACCCATTCGAGGTAAACCTACCGGGTCTTGACACGTACGTCAAATCGGGGTACCTTGTATACGTAAGCGAGACAACCGGGAGGAAGATCATGAACAAGGTTGAGCTTCGGCCGAGTCGGGACCGGTTCGTTGGATCCGACAACGACTGGTCGGGACGGTGGGATCTGACCGTTGAGCGCAACGGTTTCCGCCGCACGGCGGCCACGCTGACCCGTAACGAACTTCGCGAACTACGCGCCTGGATCGACGACGCCCTTGAAGGCGAAGATGACCAGTAAGGAGATCTACGAGTCGATCGCGGCCTTGGCCGACCAGCTTGACCCGTTTTATCGCTGGGATTTGTCCAGGGTGCTTTGGGCTCACAGCGTGGGCTTGGAACGTCAAGTTGGCCATGATGCCACGCGGCGCGCGGTACGGGCGGAACTACCGGCGCGGTGGCGCCCCGAATACGACGTCACGCTGTCACGGGTGTCCACGCCCATCGGGCGGGCCGCGTTGACGGAATGGCGTCGCGACACAGGATACAAGCCCAAAAACCGGGAGGATTGATGTATAACCGTACGTATCGAGCGGTTAGGGCCGCTGACCACGTCGAGATCGAGGCGGGGGATCGGATCGTAGATTTCCGCGGCGACGTGTGGATCTTCGAAGGCATTACCAGGCATCCGGGCGACGGCACGGCAACCACGGGCAAGGTGTTGGCGTCCCGTGGCGAGGATCGGCGGGAACTGTACGCGAGGGTCTTCGACTTGGAGATCGTGCCGCGGCTTCAGGGGGCCAAGAAATGATCAAGGTGATAGCGGCTGCCTTGGTGTTGGTTGTGGCGCCGCTGGCGACGCTGGACGCGTGCCCCAAGGATCAGTCGCCGGGGGTGCGGACAAACCGGCCACCGGAGGAACGGCAGGTCGATCCGGGTCGGAAGCGCACGGTGACGATCCGGGCGAATGCCCGTCAGGTTCCGTACACGGTGTATGTGAAGGTGTCGGATCGGCGTGGTGGGTTCGACGAGTCGGGGCCGACGCCGGTGATGGAACCAGTCGGTGACTACGTGCAGACCGTGATCTACACGTCGGGGGAGCGGTTAGGGATTTTCGTCGAGGTGAAGCCGCCCGTGGTGAATGCGTGGGCGTACTGCGAGATCCGCGACGGTCCCGACAACATCAGCAAAATGGGCCCAATGTCCGAAGGTTGGCGGGCCATGTGCGAGTTAACAACGAAAAGGTAGGTGTACACCCATGTCTGACACCCTGGACTCTGTTGGTGCGATTTTGAACCGTGCCGCGGACATCATCGAGGAACGTGGTTGGACTCGGCACCGGTTCGAGCATCGGGGGCGCGTGTGCGCTTCGAAGGCGTTGAGTCTGGCAGTCGCCGAGTACGACAGGTCGTATTTCGTTGAGGGATTGGCCGCGCGTAAGCGTTGTGACGAGGTGATTCGGGAAAGATTGGCAATGACTTTCGATCTTGTTACCTACAACGATTACCACGCCAAGTCTCGTAAGGACATCGTCGGCGTACTTCGTGAGGCGGCCACCAGGTCTTAACTAGATCCACTTAGCACCCTCTTGACGCAGTCGTTAAGAGGGTGCTAATCTGTATATGTAAGCGAGACAACCGGGAGGTCGGAATGAGCAAGGTCCAACTGGCTGAGACCAGCAACGGCGTGACCGTGGTGGTTGCCGCAGACGGGTGGCGCGGCACCGGGGACTACCGGGTGGTCATCCTGCCCAACGGGCAGCGGGTCTTCGTCCACGCCAGCAACCTGCGCTGGCTGTAACCCCACCTAAACCGGGAGATCCACAATGACCACGACGACAGAGATCGACTGGATGGGGTTGGCTGAACGGCTGGCCGACCCCGATGGCGGATTCACCGTCAACCTGGCCACTGGCGCAGAACCTACCTCGGGGTACGCGGTGGCGACGCATCCGGAACGGTCCTGGGAAGCCGCCGCGGACACGGTGACCGCGGACACCGTCCGGACCTACGCCGCGCTCAATGCTGATCTGCTGAACGAGGACCGCAACGTGTTGGGCGGCTGGCACGATCCGGCCACGCATCAGGTGTGGTTGGACGTGTCGACCGTCGTCGCCGACGAGGCAGACGCGTGGCGGCTGGCGTGGGTCGCGAACCAAATCGCGATCTTCAACTTGGATACCCACGAAACGATCAACACCGGTGGCACCGGACACGTGGCCACCGTGGAAACCGGGAGGCAAGGGAAATGACCGAGTGGTCTGAAGTGCACGTTGGTGACGTTCTGACGGTGCGTAAGCCGTGGCATCGACGTGGCGGGTATCGGCTTCGGGTGGCATCGGTAGAGCCGATTTCGGCCAACCCTGACAGCCGTTACCGGTGGGTTGTCGGCGAGCGGCTACGCCTGTCCGGGAAGCCGTCGACTCGGCGGTCGAAGCCGGAGTTGGTTTCCATCGACGACGTAAATCAACGTCGATACGGCAGCTAATCCCCACTCCCCTTGACGTGATAGTCAAGACACGATAGTTTGTACATGTAAGCGAGACAACCGGGAGGAACGAAGTGGAACGGCCGCTTTACGAGATTGCCGCCGATGTGCGGGCGAACTGGTCGAAGGTGTACTTCGGCGCGGTGCCCTACCTCGACGCGATGGCCACCCTCAACAAGGTGACCGACAGTTACGGGTTGGACAGCGGGGAATCCATCGTGCGGTACTTCCTGGCCAACGCCGGTACGTGGCGCGGTGACGCGGCCCGCCGGATCAAGGCCGAACTGAAGACGCTGATCAAGTAACCAAGGAGATGGAACCCATGACCTTTACTGCCACCGTTGTAACCAACTGGGACAACGTGATTGACAGCCGTGACGTGATAGCTCAACTAGCCGAGCTAACGGAGGCGGCCACCCATTTCGATCTTGACCCTGACAAGTACCTCGACGAGGAGGCGCGACGGGCTTTCGCCGCGTTGCGTGACCTGGCGCGGCAGGGGGCCGAGGGTATCGAGGACTGGGAGTACGGGGCGATGCTGGTCCGCGAGTCGTACTTCGCGGAGTACACCCGCGAGTTGGCCGAAGAGACCTCGGAGTTCACCGACTGGTCGCAGTGGCCGTGGCGGCACATCGACTGGGATGCGGCGGCCGAGGAGTTGAAGCAGGACTATACGCAGGTCGACTTCGACGGCGTCACCTACTACGCAAGGTAACCGCTTGGTTGGAAGCGCCCCCCTGGCGCACATCAGGGGGGCGCTTTTCTGTACTTACTCCACTTTACGTGGCCACTTCATGATTCTTCACGAAACCCCTTGACAAGTCTGTCAAGGGGCCGGTAGTGTGTGGGTTGTAAGGGAAACGGGGAGCTTGAAAATTCCACAGAGGATCGTCGGAAACCGGGAGATCAACGATGAACCTGCACACCGCCACCGAGTTCACCCGTCACGCCGCGCTGGCTGCCCGTAACGCCGGCCATCACGCTACGGCCGTCGCCGTTGCCACCGCCCTCACCGCGGCCACCGTCGTCGCCGAGGAAGCGGAGGAAGACAACGAACTGGTCGAGGCCGGAATCCTGCTGGCCAAGGTCGGCGTCCACCTGACCCAACTGAAACTGTCCCACTAACCCGATTGGTGGCCCCGGACACGGGGGCCGGGGCCACCACCACTACCAAAGGAGATCTTGAGATGGTTATCGCCGCAGCCGTGTTTCTTTTCCTGTCAGTTACTCTCGGTGTCGTCCTGACGTACGCGATTTGGAAGGGGTACTACTGATGATCACTGTTCTGACGCTGTTGTTCGTTGTATGGGCCGTCGGGTTCCTGCTCTCAACGCTGAACGACACACCGGCAAAGTGAAGGAACGCCCTCAGGGATCGAGGGCGTTCCTTCGTATCTGCGTGTTCGGGGTTACTCGTCGTCGGGGTCGTGGAATGCGGCCTTGACTTGGTCATCTGTCATGTCGTGGTTGGCAATGACGATGGCTATGGTGTCGCTACCGGTATCTACTTCGTAGACTCGAATGTTGGCGCCGGATACGTCGGCGATGGCGGCGGCCAGTTCGTCAAGGTCGATTTGTTCTTTCCAGTCCCACGATAGGCATACAACGGTTCTTTTCATGACTTGCACCACGCGTCCCACTCGGGGACTCGCATGATCGAGTTGTAGTCGCGGGTGGTGGTGGCGAACGCGACGCCGTCGATGCACTGGCGGGCGATGTTGGGGTGGCCGTCGATGCCGGCGTAGATCTCGGCTTTCTGGGGTTCGCGGAGTGGCACGTTTTCGAGGTCGCGGTGGTTGGCGCCGCAGCCTGCCGAGGTCAGGAGGACGAGGGCGGCGGCGGCCAGGGCGGTCGTGAGTTTCACGGGATCTCCTTCTCGTTGGTATCGGCCAACGTCTCGGCCTTGGACGGCCGGTCGCTGGTGCTGGTGGACACGTCGGCGTCGATGACGTCGGCCGGCTGGGGGTTTGCCGGTCAACTGCCACCGCCGCCGCATCCGGCACATCGGCAGCGGCACGGCCCACCGGCCCCGGCTGCCTCGCGGCGCGCCGCGTGCTCCGACGAGGCCGTCTTGTGGCCGGGGGTCATACACGGCTGGCCCGGCTGAACCCCGCAGGTGGGGCATTCAACCCGCCGTATCCTGGCCCGCTGCACCGGGACCGCCCTCACGGCATCACCTCAACGGCCTTACCCAGCAGTTCGACAGTGGCCATCACGTCCCCCAATCCGGGGTCGCAGAACATCCGGTATGCCTCGTCCGCATTGGACGGCTGACGTCGGGTGGTGCAGCGGAAAGACATCAGCCGGGTACCTCCCGGTCGATTGCCTCACCTGCCAGGACCCGGATCGTGCGCGGGTACCACGCCGCCCCGCGTAGCCGGCCCGACCGGTCGCGGATGCGCACGTGCGTCAGTTCCATGTCGACCTGGACCGACAGGGAACGGTCCGGACCCATGTCGTAACGCGCGTTCGCGGTCATGCCGTTTGCTGCGTACGCCACCCGCAGCCGCCTCATTTCTTCGTTCGGGCCTTCGGGACCGCGGTGTGGTCCGTGCTCGATGCCACCCGACGTCGGAGGATCCGGTTTATCCATTGGTTACGACTTCCTGTTCGTCAGGTCCGGTAAGGGCAGCCTCGAAGCGGGGCGGGAGGGTCCATCCCAGGGCCCGTAGGCGTTCCAGGGCACGTCGGGTAGCACCCCACCCTTGTCCGGTAAGGGTGGCCTGGGCGGTGGCTTCTACGGCGAGTTCGTGCCATCCGCGGTCGGTGGTGAGGAACGGGGCGAGGTTGTCGATGATGACGGCGGCGGCTACTCCGGTGGCGGTCCATCGCGCTATCGGCGGCATGGACTTGGGGTAGTCGTGGTTAAGGACGTGGATGTGTTGGTCGGGGCAGTGTTCGGCGCAGCCGCGACGCATCCACTCTTCGACGGGTTTGGCTTCCTGGAATTCGGGTTGGGTGCCGGTCAGCGAGGAAAGGCGTCGTACGACGTCCCATTGTTTGGTTTCGACGTAGAGGACGAGTTGGGGGGTGGCGCGGCGTTGGTTCTTTTTGCGGACAACGGCGCCTTTGAGGTCGACGATGCCGGCCATCCAGCCGAGGAGGTGTACGGGGATGCTCACGTAAGTGTCCAGTTTTGTGCGGTGGTAAGGGGTTGGTGGGGGTGGTAGAAGGCGGTGGCGGCGGGCATGGGGCGGGTAACGCGGCCGGCTGCGCGGTAGGTGGGGTTGAGTTCCGTTTGGTAGCGCCAAGTTCGGGCGATGACGTAGAGGGTGATGAGGATGAGCCAGCGGCGGTTCATGGTTTTCCGTCTTCGTACCAGGCCATCAACGATCCGCCCTTCGGGAGGTATTCGGGGGTGGGTGGCTGGTTGCCGGTGATGACGGCGACGAGAATCTGTAGGGATTCGACGACGGATCCGGTGATGTTGTCGAAGTGGGTTTCGGGGTTGGTTCCGCGGCGGCGGTATACGGCGTAGGGTTCGCCGTTGGCGTCGACAGCGATGGTGTTTCGCAGTTCGTACGCGCCGGGGATGTCGGCGTATGAAGGTGTGTCGGGGAACGCGTCGCGGGTTGCCGCTTCGAGGCCCCAGGCTTCGGTGGTGAGGGCGAGGCCGAGGAATCCGGGCTGTTGAAGGACTTGCACGAAGTTGGTGACGGCGGGGTGGTCGCGGTGGCGGGAGATGTTGGCGGCGAGTCGGTAGAGGTCTCTGCTGGGGTTGCTGAGCATTTCGGAGGGGACGATGGGTACCGCTTTGTAGGTTCCGATGTGGAGGGTTTTGCCGAAGTAGCTGAACATGTCGTAGTTGGCGGCGGTTTGTTCGTTGGTGGGGTCGTAGATGACGTGGAGGGTGGGTCGGTTGTCCCAGCCGAGGTTGTGGGCGTGGGATTCGATGAGGTTGATGAGTTGGACGAATTCGTCGCGGTTGATGGTTGCGGTCATGGGGGTTAGTCCAACCTTTTTATGTGGGGGTTTGGGTTTGTCGTCGGCCGACCATGCAAGTGCCGTAAGGATGTACGGCGTTAGCACCAGCAAGATAACCAGAAGGACCGTCATCGGCGTCGGCCCCAATTCCTGTCGGCCCACACGAGCAACGCGAGGCCGATCCACGGGCCGACGGTGAGGGTGATGATCAGGATCGTGTCGGGCCAGGTCATGTGTTCCATTGGGTGATCTCCCTGGACGCGCAGAAGGATGTATGGGCCGAGTATACACAACGCGGGTTTGAGGCCGCTAGAAGCCACGCAGGGCCGCGTTTGCGGCACCGCGCATGTGGTTACTCCAACCCCAACTCCACGTCCGTAGGCTCGGCGGACGGGTAACTCAGGTGGTTAGGGTTCCACCTGAAGTACTCGTACCGCACCCGCGGGCGGTGCTTACGGGCGTGCAGGACCCAATCGGGGTTACGCATCAGGCACTCGTCACAGACGTTGATTTCCAGGAACGTCCCGTCGTCGGGGTCGAACACCGTTGACCCGTAGTGGCCGTAGGACACGAACGCGGTACCTTCGTTGGGTTGGTTCGGCGATGCGGTGGTTGTGCCGCCAACGTCGTCAGGGAACGCCGACTCCAAGGCCTTTCCACAGGCGATGCAGGGCAGGGTAACGATCATCGGCGCTTCCTATGGTTTTTGGCGGCGTCGGTTCGCCAGTTGGGGCGGCGGCCGAGGGCGGCCATGTCGACGTAGTCACCGCCCCAGTCGGCGTGGCGCCGTTCGTTGTCGAGGTGGTGGTGGAAGTCGGGGCAGTCGGGGACCATGCGGCACGGGTTGAGTTCGGCGTACCACGCCCAATTGTCCACTGTGGACTTGTTTGGCCAGGCCAGGGTCGCTTGCGCGCGATGCCAGCAAGTTACCCGGATTGCGTAATCCCCGTCGATGGTTCGGTATCGGTATACGTCAGGTTTCGGTTGGGATGTTCCGTACCACATGGCTACTGAAGCCGGCCGAGGTAGTCGCGGGCTTCTTCGTTTAGCTTGTGTGCCTGTTGCGTGGCCCGCTCCGTCGCCTCGTGCGCGCTTTTCAGCCTTACTAGGGCTTGTTCCAGTTCGTCTTCCGCGGCGCGGTAGCTTTCCAACGCTTCCCTCACGTATTCGACAACGCTGTCGGCGAGGCTGAACAACACTTGCGGGGTTTCGGTGCCGACGGATTGGCGTAGTCCGGCGATGGAATCCAGGACGTCGTCCATGCCGTTTCCAGCTTGATCGGTTGCCATGGCCGACGCACGTGTCTCGTCTTTGGCGCGTTCGGCTACCGCGGTGGCTTCTTCGTTGCGTTGCCGGCTAGTGCCGAAGGCGCTTATGACGTCGTCGGTGCTGTCGATGACGGTTTGGAGTTGGGTGTTGGCGTCACTCATCGATGTCCTTCCGGTGGATGGCGCGGCGGAGGATTTCGTCGTCAGCGATGGCGTAGATGCGGTAGGCAACGCCGGCTACGCGGACCAGGGCGTCGTCGTCGAGTTGGCTCAGGTACCCGGTGAGGTCGGTGTCTCGGCCGATCCGAGACAACTCGGAGAACATGGAGGTGTGGCCCCCCGGGGTCGGAGGGCCACACGTTGCACTACTCACTGTCCCGGTGTTGCGCCGGTGCGGGGTTTTTGAAGGAGACCGGAACGGGGAATGTCTCGGTGCTTCGGATCTTCAGTTCCTTACGGGGGGTGTTGGTAATCCAGTCATTCCATGCCTTCAGGAACAGAGCAAGCTGTTCGGTGTTGTATGACCGCTTCCGGGGCCGGGACTTCGTGGCCCATCTGTATAGGGCCAGACGGGCGTCGAGTTCGGGAAGGTTGGCGCCGGTCTTCACGCCGTTGATGAACTCGTCGAGGTGCGGATCGTCGTGCTCTCTCTCAATAAGGTAGATAGCGACGGCGACCGCGGACACGATAAGTACGTCACGCAAGGCGTAGGCGCGGCGGACGGCTTCACGGATGCCGGGGTGCTTGTCCAGCATTTCCAGAAGCTCCGTAGACGTCATCTTTGTCCGGTTGAAGTGGAAGATGCCTTCTCGTTTGGTTTCGAACCAGTAGAGGAGACGTAGGGCGGACGCCAGATGCATCCGGTTGTCTTCGCCGCGGATGCCGAGGATATCAGTGGGTCGGCGGGTGCGCCCCACGTCGACGATCTTGAAGGTTTCGGGGTCGAGGTCATAGGTGACCTCGGTGTCGATACCCTCGAAGTCAGGGTTTTCGGTCCACGCGTTGTAGACAGCGACCAGGCGGTGCTGGCCGTCCAACAGGACGCCGTTGTAGTCCCAGGCCAGACCCTGATGCGATACCAGCCAGTGCCCGGCCAACATGTCCTTTTCGAACTGTTCGGCGAGGAACGGGATGAACGGCCGGTTCGTCTTGCCGATCGGGTCGTCGGGTGCCCGCTTCTCGAAGAACTTGTTGAACTTCAACAGTTCGTAGGCGAGCGGTCCGGTGATGCGGATGACGGCCTTGCGGTAACGAACGCCGTTGGGTGCGTTCATCACGAAACTGTTCGCGGTCAGTCTGGCGTATTCCAGGGCACGGTCCCATTCGGTGTTCGCTGCCTCGGGCGGCGGATCGGTTGTGCCCTTTCGGCCAGCGCCGAGGCGGCCCTGCCGGTCGTAACGCTGCGCAGCAACGAACTCGTCTTCGCTCCAGCCGGCCCGTGCCAGGGCTTCCTTGGCCGGCAACAGGTTGGCGTTGGACACGGTTCGGCTGATGATGACCGGTTCCACTTCGGGGTTTTCGGTGTTGCGAACGATCCAGGTAGAAGATCGTTCGGTGACCTGCATGCCTGGGGTGCTTCTGACTCGGCTGATCAGTCGTTCCAGGTCGGCTTGGGTTGTCACGGGGTGTACCTCCTAGACGAACGGGTGTATGGGGCAACCATACAACCGTTATCCGGCATCCGGCAACTCGTCGCTAATAAGGTCCCAGATCCGGTGGTACGCGACCGCGGCGCCGTACTCGTCGCTGGCACGTTCCAGCCAGTGTTGTTCTGCGTCGAACGCCGCTACGCGCCAGCGGCCACCGCGGAGCTTGAACACGCCGATGGCCCGCGACGGGCTGAGCACCCGTAGCGGGCCAATCTTCTCCGGGGCCTCACCCACCATGCCGCGTAGCCGTAGATATGCGACATGGTGGGGGTCCGAGGAGGGTCGGGGAGGTCGGACGTTCCTACCCATCGTGTTCGGGATCAGCGATAGAGGCCTCGATCTTGGCGGGTGCCTGCCGGCCGGTTTTCCCCTTGTCCAGGTAGAGGGTGGCAACGGGGGTGCCGCGGTCGTTGGTCTCTTCCGTGGTCCACACGTTGAACTTGGCTGTAGTGCGGGCCAGGTAGAAGGTGAGGGTTAGGGGCTTCACTGGTTCACCCACCTACCGGCAAATTCCTTGATCATTTTGTGTGCTTTCTCTTTTGTGGCCAGGTTATCGCCCATCAGTGAGCGTTGAAACTGCTGTGCTGTAGGGTCTTCGGCTTCGCGGGTACCGCGGAACCAGTCGATTTCTTCGTAGAGGGCGTTCAGGCCACCCCAGGCGGTGTGGCGGACGTTTTCGCTTGTGTCGCCGTTCCACAGGTCCAACAGACGCTCCTGTTTGGTGTCCCAGCGGGTCTGCTGAGCCTTGCGGGCGGCTTCGGTCTTCGCTTCGGTCTTCGGCGCGTACAGGCCGGCGACGATGGCTTCGAACTGCCGGGTAGTCATCTCGACCTTCAGCAACTCCTCGGCTTCCTGCTGGAATGCGTCGAAGTAGCTGAACGAGAGGTTCAGTTGGCGGCGGGCCTCTTCGACCTTGAACCGGTCGGAGGCGTGTTTGGTGTGCCGGACGTCCCATCGGTGCGCGGCCAGTTTGGTGCCGAGGGTGAGGGTGTTTTGGCAGACGACGCGGATGGGGGTGGCCATGGTGCTGACGGATCCGGTGCCGTCGTGGGCGAGTGAGACGACGCCGTAGAGGTCTACGGGGTCGACGCCGCCGATGAGGATGCCGTTGACGAACTTGAAGGCGGCGGCGGCTTTGCGTCCGCCGTCGAGGAGCATCCCGGTTTCGATGACGGCTTCTCCGGAGTCTTGGATCTTGTCGATGAATCCGAAGGCGGTGGCTTCGTCGATGACGGTGTAGTCGGCGCCGACTGTGCCGAGTGGGATGTATTCGGTGTCGTGTAACCAGCGGCGGCGGCGGATGGTCATCTTCTTCGTCGGGTCGACCACCTTCACACCGTCGACTGTGGACTCCGAGGGGCCGGTGATGATGTCGCCGACGTTCAGGTCGGCGAGGACGGTTTCGAGGGTCAGGGCGGCTGCGCCCTCGTAGACGATGCCGAGTCGGTGCCACGCTGGCTCACGGGCCGCGACGAACGACCAGTCACCGTCGGAACGTTGCTCGATGTTGTGACTCATTGCTAAATCTCCCGGTTTGTGGGGGTTTTGGGCTTTCGTAAGGCGGTTACCAGGGGTCCAGTTCGGTTTGCGTGCCACGGCGAACCACGACGGCATCGGTGTCCAGCAGTTCCTGGATCCGCTTGTCGCTGTAGCGGCTGCCGTCAGTTCCTTTCCAGGCGTCGATGCCGAGACGGATCCAGGCTGTCCATGCGCGGGCAACGATCGAGCCGTCAGGTAGTTCTTCCTTCATGATCTTCCTCCCGGTTTCCCGCTGTACGTCTGAAGCATACAACTTGCGGGGGTTACTGTCAACTCGGGTCATACAACTTCAGGTGAAGAAGTGCGAGGGGTGCAGACGATCGGGGGTACCCTGTCCCCTACCGTCCACACCCCTCTTGCGTTGCGTTACGCCGGTGTCAGCGTACGTGCGCGGTCGCCAACCTGGCCAGTTGCTGCCAGGAACCAGCATGCCCATACTCGGGCTTCTTCGTGAACGTCCACTTGCCGTCCGCGTCACGTTTCACCACAGCCAACAGGGCCGAACTGTGGGTTCCGGTGATGTCGAACCGGACGTTGGCCAGGAACTCCGGTCGGCCGCCGCTGGTGTCGGAGATCTCGGCGACAACGCCCGCCACGCGGGCAAACCCGTCCTCACCGGAGATCGAGGCGACGAACGCGAAGGCGTCGATGTCGGCCAGGTTGCCGGTGAGCCGGGTGGCGTCGAGAACCACCACCTCTTGTCCGTCACCCTTAGCGTCGCCGAGGTGGCGGAGGGCGCCGTCGAGGGCTGTCTGGTGAACTTTGGGGTCGACCCGGTTGACGGGCATCCCGTCGGAGAACGCAATGACCCACAGGTCCGGGTCGGCGGGGTTGAGGCGGTTACGGAGGCGTCCAGCGAGGCCTCGGCCGCCACCTTGTTCGAAGGTCAACCGGACTTCCAACGTGTTGAACGTGGGAAGATCGGCCACCTCCGCCCCTGAACCGGTCTTGGTGAAGTTGAGCATCGGGGGTGTCCCTTCGGTAGAGGTTTGTCGGGGTTAGGTGAGGAATGGTCGGGTGAGGTCCGTCGGACGTGTCAGGAATGCGACGGTGCGAAGCGCAGCGGTCAGTCGTCGCCCGGGTGTGGGTTGAAGTGGATGGTCACGGGGTGGTGTGCGGGTGGGTGCGTCCGGAGCTATCGGCAGGCGGGACGGGGTACCCACTGCCCTCCTCTGCGGGGTAAACCGGGAGGTAAACCCCCATGTGAGGGACCACCCCGGACGCACTCATCCGCACACCCCATGAAGGTAGGTGTATGCCCTCACCATATCGCAGGGTGAGGGCATACACGGTGATCAGTCTTCGTCGGTAGGTTCGCCGATTTCCCACTCGTTGTTGCCGGGGTCGACAACCAGGGCCGACACGGCACCCTGGACGGCGGCGTTGAACACCCTGTCCAAAGTCGGCGTCTTCTCACCCTCGGTGGCCTGTTCCAACGCCCGCAACTGCTCCTGAAGTGTGTCGGCGGCGGCCACGAGCGCGTCGGTGTCGAGGGCGTAGTTGCGGCCCTGCCGGGTGATGGCCACGACGCGGGCCCGGTCGACGGCTTCGCGGACGAACGCCGGGTAGAACCCGCTCATCGCCGCGGCCACCTCGGCGTAGTTCACGTCGGCGAACAACTTGTCCGGCGAAACCACGGCCTTGATCAGCCGTTCGATGCCGGCGTTGTCCAGCGACCCGATTTCGATCACGGCGTCGAAGCGACCCGGCCGCAACAGCGCCTTGTGGATACGGTCGAGGTGGTTGGTGGTGGCCACCAGGACGATTTCGCTGCCCTTGGCGGTTACACCGTCGAAGACTTCGAGGAGCTTGGTGACGTCTTCGGGGTCGCCTGAGGATGCCTCGCCATCGACGTCTTCGAGGAAGACGACGGCCGGCTGGTACAGACGTGCGGTTTGCAGGGTCCGCACGATGTCGTCCTGTCCGGCGCGGGCGGTAAGCGCGGACCATCCGGCGGCCACGGCGACCTTGGCGGTGACCAGTCCGGCGGAGGTCTTCCCGGTGCCGTAGGGGCCGTGGAGGAGCGCGGCCCGCTTCAGTGGGACACCTTCGGCCTTCAGGTCGGCGGCGTGGCGTAGCGGCTGCCACACGTTCGTGTTGAGAAGGTCGTGTGCCTTGGTGGCGAACACGATTTCGGATTCGCGGAACTTGCTGAGGTCGAGGAACTCCAGCTTGTCGGTGCCGGCGACGGCCTTGCCGCGGTAGATCGACTTCGTGCGGAGGTGTTCGTCGACTTCGGCGAACAGGGCTTCGACTTCCCTGGCGTACTTGCGTGGTCCCTGCGCGACGATTCGGTAGATGAGGCCGTATTCGCGGCTACGCCATTCGAGGGAGTTGATTTCCAGTCCTTCGAGGGCGGGTAGGGACAGTTCGCCGTATGGAACCTGTGCGGTGACGCCGTAGGCGATGTCGATGGTGCGCAGTTCCGGCGGGCGGGGGCCGAAGAAGGTGTGGACGGTTTCGCCGAAGGCGCCGCCGTAGCGCCGCTTCAGGACGGTCATGAGGGCGTAGGCGCCGTCGTTGAACCGGTACGGGTATTCGCGGTCCCAGCGGGTGACGGTTTCGGCTTCCTTTTCGGCGCGGTCGATGACGCGGCGGACCTGGTCGTACGTGAAGCCATGCGGGACCTTGATCTTGGTTCCGTCGTAGAACTCGACGCCTTCGCCGTCGACCATGGCCTTGCCGCGGCCAACGAGTGAGGCCAGGAAGGCTTCGGCGAGGGCGTCGGTCGCCGCTGCTCCGTTTCCGGAGAGCATCTTGTTAGATAGACGTGGCATTGGGTGTTTCCTCCCGGTTTGGGTATGTAACGCGAGGGTGTCGCGTCGGACCATACAACGCGGTGTGGGGGGTGTCAATTCCCGTGGAGCGGGGGACCGGAATTGAACCAGTCATCACCGGCCAGTGTCCGCAGCCGCCGGCCGGGAGAGCACACCAGTGCCCCGCGCGTAAGGTGCCGGAAAGCCACCGGTGGAATCGGGTGGCCTTCCGGCGGTAGCGGTGGGGTGGACGTCGGGCGGACGTTGGGTCACCGCTACGAGACCTCGGCGGGAGTCGAACCCGCTTGGAACCACTTTAGGGGTGGTTGCCCGGCCGTTGGGCGTCGAGGTCGTTCCCCTGGCGGGAGTCGAACCCGCATTACCGCCTTAGGAGGGTGGCGCTCTGGTCCGTTGAGCTACAGGGGCTTTGGGTGGGCTGGGGTGGGGTAGTCGGGGTGGTTCGGCGGGGAGCGGGTCGTCGGTAGGGGACGGGCGGGGTTGGGTAGTCGGGGTGCCCCGGCCGGCGCAGGAACTAGCTACTCGGAACAAGCGAAACCGGGTCGCTTTCCCCTTAGTTCCGGATCAAGGCTGGTCCTTCACAGTGAGATCAGCGTGTGTTAACGCCGGCCGGGTAGCTTTCGTTTCCCGTTTGATTTTGTCAGGTTGGCTGTTGCGGTGACGGCGGGGAGTTCGGCGGCCAGGATGTTGTATTGGGTGGCGATTTCTTCGGCTGGCCTGAGGTGGAGTTCGTAGAGGTGGCCGTCCCAGTCGTCGGTGCCGGTTAGGCGGATGATGTCGTCGATGGTGATGGAAAGTTTCGGTGTTACTTGGTGTGGTTTTGCGGTGCGGGCTACGCGTTGTACGTCTGCGGCGGTGATCATGGGTTGATTCTCCCGGGGGTGCGGCGGGCAGGTGTGGGGTGAATGTGGCGTGGTGAGTCGGACGGTCGGGACGTACCGAGGTGATTTGGGAAGTCGGGATTGACGGGGCGAGGCTAGGGGAGTCGGGCAGGCCCGGGACGGGTGGGCGAGGCCCGGAAAGTCGGGGTCAGGTTGGGGATGGAGCGGCACGGTTCGTCACGGTTCGTCGGGGTGGACGGGGCGAGGTAGGGCTGGGGGAGTCGCGCAGGGTCCGGCGAGGGGCGGTGTGGAATAGTCGGGACGTCGTGGGGCGGAATGGTCAGTCGTCGCTAACCGTGTATACGTGAAGTATACACGGTTAGCCGCAGTCGCAGGCGAACCAGTGCTCGTGCTCACCATCAGTGTCCACGGGTGACATACATCGGGTAAGGCAGTCGAGGCAACGGGCCATACACCCCGCGGGTGGCTGTCGCGGCGCCAGCACCGCGTCACGATAGGGGTTACGTTTCGCCGCGGCGCGACGGCGACGGGCTTCACTGCTCATCGCAGCGACACCGGATGCTTCCACGGCGGCACGAACGGCCGGGTTTGTTCCTGTCCCTCGATGACGTCCCATACATCGGGTAGCCCGTCGTGGTAGGCATGTCGAGGAAGGTCGATGCGCTGTCGAAACGACGCGTAGAGGCGTTCGATGGCAGCGGGAGGGGCCAGGACCAGCCAACGGATGAAGCGCCACACGATGATCGATACCGCCACGGTGACCAGGAACGCGTAGAGGGCGGTGGTGGTAACGATGGCAATGATCGGGGCGTCTTTCGGCAATCCAGGCACGGGCTAGCCCTCCGTAATTTCCCTTGCCGCAGCGTCGGCGATTACGGTGTCGGGTTGCCATCCGTTGAAGTAGGCGCGGACTGCCGCGGCAGCGGCGTGATCTTTACGTACACGTAGTACGGGCGATTTAGTTGTTCGGGTTACGCCGGGGATGGCTTCTCCGGTTTCCGGATCGCTTGCTATACCGAACTCTGCCGCCATCGACTTGACAAGGTCAACCCATCTGGGGTCGAGGACTTCCCGAATCATGTCTGGTCTGTGGGCTTTAGTCCAGTTTAAGAGGGCTTCCGGGTCGGTAACGATGCCGGTGTAGCCGCCGCTGGCGCGGGTGAATTCGCCGTGGGGGTGGACCTGTTTGGCGGATCCGGCGGCGGCCATGAGGGTGTCCAGGTTGGTGCGGGCTTCGCGTAGTTGTTCCTGAACGGCGTCGGCTACGAGCGTCCAGTAGAGGGCGACACGGGTGGCGTCGGCGAGTTGGTCAGGTGTCGTCATGAAGTATTTTAAGCGCTTCGGCCCGTTCTTTGTCGGTAAGCTGCATTTCTAGGCTGTCAGGGTCGACTTTGCCCGGCTTGCGTTCGCGGTTGGTTCGCTGTCGGGTGGCAACCATCTTGTTTGCGGCGAGAACGGCGCGGACGTGTTCGTAGACGCGGTCGAGTTCCGCTTCGGCGCGGGTGGCGGCTATTAGCTCGGCGTCGGATTTCACGTCGTAGGTGGATCCGTGGGTTATGCCGAGTTCACCTATGCTGACTTCTATGCGTACGGTCACGGGGATCGTCATGGTGTTCCTTCCGGTTCGGTCCATGATTGCGCGGCTTCTCGTTGAAGCTTCTCGGCGTTGGTCTCTTCAGGCGTCGAGGCCGCCTGCGCTTCGGTGATGGCGTCGAGCATCATGCGTCGGCCGCGTACGGCATCGACGAGCCGGATGTCGTTGACCATGAGGTTTCCGAATCCGGCGGCGGCGATGACGTTCCACAGGTCGCGTAGGGTTTCGAGGTCGTCGGCGTTGTTGACGGCGTTGTAGACGATCCGTGTCGCAAGATCGAGTAGTGATTCGTCGCGGCCTGGGATCTTGTGTAGTGCCCATCCCTGGTCTGTGGTTACCTGCCATAGATCGGCGAACAGTCGTCGGTCCACAGTGGACATTTCAGTGTCCACTGTGGATTCCAGTTGGCTGGCGCGGGCGGTTATGTCGTCAGGGCTGGGGTGGTCGATGGTACGCGCGTCGGTTACCGGCGCGCCTTCGTCGTCGGTTTCGACGCCGAGTTCGTCGGGGGTGTAGAGGACGCCGAAGAGGACTTCGGGGCAGTGGTCGCGTACGGCGATGGAGGTGGCACGGGCCACCATCATCGCTTTGGGGTATTTCTTCCAGTTGCCCTTTCCGAGTAGTTCCGCGGCTTTCGCGTCTTCGATGCTGAATTCGGCTTCGTAGGGTTCGGGGTCGTCGCGTCGGATAATGCGGACGACGGCACGTTGTGGGGTGCGTTCGACGACGCGGAATTTGTGGCCGGCGGCGATGACGCGGGCCTTCATGATGTCGGCCGACATGGACAGTTTGCCGTCGATGACGTGGAAGGACTGCAGTGCCCAGAAAGCGGGCAGGCCCATGCTTCGGGCGCCCATCATGATGATGAGGACGTTGGCGGGCTGGTTGCGTAGGTCGCGGGGAAGTAGGGAGCTTTGGGCGAGGACTTTGGCCATCTGCATCTGTCGGTCGAAGTCGGCGGGGACGTCGGTGGTTGCGGGGACGAGGTCGGTTCGGGGGTTGTCGGGTGGGGGTGGGGTGGTGCGGAACGGTTGGTCGGTAGGGGTTGATGTGGCTCGGGGCGGGAAGTCGGGTTGGCGGGGGCCGGCATGGGACGGGACGTCAGTCACTGGTTCGCCTCTATGCTGATACGAAGTTTTCGGATGAATTCACGGGCCACGGCTTCTTCGTGTCTGTGCACTTTTTCGGGTGGGATCCAGCACCAGGACCACTGGCTTAGGTACCCGGCATCGAAGTCATCGTCGATGACTTCGTACATGGGTCGAGGACACATGTCGTCGATGCCGAGGCCCGGTCGGTAGTCATCGTCTACGACAACGCGACAACAACCGTGGTCGCAGGCCCACTCGCCGTTTCTCGTCAACATGTAGTTCAGTGATCTCCATGTAGATCTACATGTACCCCGGTCCGTGTCCCCACAGTGTTTGACCTCACCGTAGGGACACGGACGTCTTTCGTGGTGCTACCGACCCGGGTTGATCTTGTCCCAGCGGGTCACCTCGTATCGGCCGAAACCCTGCGACCGGGACGCGCCGATACCCTGCTGTTCACCGGTCAGCCACAGCAGCGCCCACTGTTCTTCGCTGAATTCGTGGTCTGTCGTAACGGTGAATTCGACATCGGCGTCGGCGACGTACTCCTCGTACTGAATTGCGTTCCCGCGCCACGTGTGGACGAATCGCTGGATCACATCGGTCGGCTCGTGGACGCCGAGATAGATGCGGTCTTCGGGTACGAATACGTGCTCGGCCCAGAACGACAGGGTTCCCTTTCGAGACGGGCCCCACCGATCTTTCGGCCACCGCACGTTGGCGGCTTCTTTGATGGCCGCTTTTGCTTGCCGACCTTCGATGTAGAGGCCTTTGTCGGAGTCACGCTTGAATCCGTTGAGGAGCCGCGTGTCCTGAACGTATTTCGCTGCCTCTTCGGCGGACATGTTCCTTTCCAGCATTACCTCGGAAACGGCTTGGCGGATCAGTTCGTCGTCGTCGACTCCGAGTTTCTTCTTCAGCCATCCGGCTGCGACGTTCGGGTTGGTGGGGGTACCACCGACGAGGTAGGGCACGTGAAGTCGAATTTGGTAGTTATAGGGGTAAGCCTGTGGGATGTATTTGCTGAATACGCTTGTCATTTTTGTCCTTTTGAGAGGGGGTGTTGGGTTAGCTGAGTTGGCTGATGGAGTTCCAGAGTCGGACTAGTTGGTCTTCGGTGTATACCTCGCCGACTGTTTTGGTTCCGACTTTGGTTTCGAGGGTGCGTAGGAACGTGGCGTACATGCGGTTGTCGCGGGCGCGGGCTTCGTAGTCGACGGCGACGGCGTGCAGGTCGGCGGCGGTCAGTTCGGAGAGTCGTTTGCGGGTGCCGTTGGCGGTAACGGCGATGACGCTGAGGAATTCGGTAAGGGGGTTGGGGTCGCCGTGTTGGTGGGCGTTGGCGGCGGTGGCGAAGGTGCGGCCACGGGCGGCGTGGCGGGCGCGGGTGCGGCCGGCGGCGTCGCGTGAGGCGATGGTTTGCCGGATGAAGGCGACGGCGTTGAGTTCGAGCCATCCGCTGAGCAGGTCGGGGTCGTGTTCCCAGAGCCAGGCGGCGATGCGGTTAGCGACGACGCCGGCTACGTAGGGTTCTCCGGTTCGGGTGTATGAGTCGATCACTTTGCGCATTTCGTTGGCGTGGTCGCGGGCGTAGCGGTGGCTGTCGTCGTGGTCCAGGCTGTCGTCCTGGTGGTCGTCGTCGTGGTCCAGGATCATGATCACCTCCCGGTGTATGGCTGCATACTACAAGGCACGGCGGGTCTTGGCTAACTGTTCGCGGAGTGCGGCGGCACAGGACTCCATCTCGGCGATGCGGGCGGCAACAGCCTCTTCCCAGGTTCGTCGCATGATCGGTTCCCGGGTTGCCTGGTCAAATTCGCTTAAAGCGGACAGCGCGGCGGCGTGTCCCTGTTGCCACCCTTCGCGCCATCCGCGGTCGTAGCCGTCGTGGTGTCCGCGGGCATAGCCGTCGAGGAAGTCACTCATCGCGGGCGCGACGTAGCCGGGCGGCGTTACGTCGAGCAACGCCGTGGCGTCGGGCCCGGTCGAGTTCGGCCCGTACTTGACGTTGTCGTTCGCGTCGCGCCACGGCGGCGGCAACGTCGTGACGCCATTGCTCGCACTGCGGGGCGTCCGGGTCGGCGCGGCAGTCACCCAAACAAGATCGAATGACGTCATTCACGGCTACCCTCCGTACATGTTACGGCTGTTGATTGACGATCTTCGTCAAGTTCTTTTGTATGTGCCGCCACACCCGTTACACAGGTCGCAGCCGCTACAACCCCAGGTCAGAATACCTGCCGTACAAAACGGGCGTTTTGGACTTGCCGCTACACCGTCACAGGGGTATCGCGAAAAGTGCCGCTGACCAGGCAGTGTTACTTTGTGGCGGCTGTTACGGCCGGGGTACGTAAACCGTGTCACCATAGCGAGTCACCCTTCGAGTCGTCGCTACTGTCGGTAACGTCGGGTAGGTACCGTTCCCAGGCCTGGTAGAGATCATCGCGGCAGTAGCCCTTGGCCGACGGGCCGTCGGGTTCGCGGACGTTCTTCGGTCGTACCCCGTAGTCTTTGAGGAGCTTGGCCATGTCGTTCGGGTTGAGTTGGCGTCCGTAGTAGCTGTTCCAAGGGGAGTCTTCGAGTTTGTGAAGTTGATTCAGAATGGTCGCCGTATAAAGGTTGTGGTGGCTACTTCCGAATACCGTTTTCAGGTCGGCGAGTAGTTGTTGTGCGTATGAGGTTCCGACGGATAGTGCGTCGGCGTCGGCAACCATTCGTTCGCAGGCGGTCCGGATACGGTCAGGCCAGTGTTCGCCGGCTGCGTCGGCGATGGCGACGAGTGGTTCCCAGGTGTCAGCGGCGCGGTCTTCTACCGGCATTTCTGGTTCTTGGATCATGAGGTAGCTGACGTGGGGTTCGAGCCATCGGTTTAATCGTCCGCCGATGAGGCGCAGGAGTGGTTCGTCGCGGCGGTGCCGAAATGGTTTTACTTTTTCGTGGCGGGCGCGGCGACGCATTCGGATGATGACGGATCTGTCCATGATGGTGTCGGGGAGGTCGCCGATTCCGGCGAGGACGGCCATTCCGAATGTTTCGAGTCGTTCGTTTGTTCGTGTGGTGATGTCGTATCGAATGTAGGGGCGGTTGCGTTGGTGACCGGCGTTGAGGATTCCGCGTAGGTCTTCTTTTGTTTCGCCTGGTTTGTTTCCGAATACGGTGTCGGCTTCGTCGAGTAGTACGGTGGGTGGGTTTTTGCCGAGTTCTCTGGCGAGGGCGGCGGGGGATATGTTGATGCCGATCATGGGGTTGTGGCAGGTGGCTTCGATGACGTCGAGTAGTCGGGATTTTCCGCATCGTTTTTCGGGCGAGATGATGGCAAGGCGGGTGGCGTGTTCCCATGCCGGTATGGCGTGGGTGGCGGCGATGTAGCAGGTGACCGCGTCGTGGGCTTCGGCGGAGGGCATGATCACGTAGTTGCCGATGGCTTCGTGGAGTTCGTTGAGGATGTCGGCGCCGTTGGCGGTGTCGTCGTATTCGATCATGGTGTACGTGCCCGGTTGCTGTAATCGGCACGTTCATCAATATGCCCGTTGTATGGGAGCATGATACGTTGCACGGTGACCACGGACCCTTCGCGTAGGGTCGGCACTACATATGGGTGCACCGGAGAAGGGCTGATACCATATGCGGTGCCGACAGGACTGTGATCGTGTACGAATCAAAGCCCCGCGACCAGCCAGGGTTCGGGGCTTTGATCGTTGGGTGGCAGCCTACGCCGCCTGGTGGATCGTGGCGTAGTCAGCCGTTTCGGTAGTGGTTGGGTCTCAGGCCGTCGCTCTTAATGGATCGCATGAAGGCGCGCCATGCGTCGGCGTGGAAGTGGAGTACCGGCCCGGTCGGGTCTTTGGAGTCGCGGACGGCGACGATGACGTCGGGCGGGTTCGGGGCAACCCCCGACGCAGGCGCCGCAATTGCGCACTCTATGCAGTTGTCGCTGTATTGACCACTGTAGGATGACTTTCTCCATGTAGGTGGTGTAGGTGGTGTGTTCACTGTATTTACCCCTTTTGTCCCATTCGTGTACAGGGTGTTGGGTTCCGCTACGTGTGGTCGGCTCGTATGATCGGGGTTGCCTGACATGCGCGCCCTGGACGTGGTTAGCCACCCGCGTTAGGGCCTTTAACCACCCCCATCACGGGCGGTGCCCCGGAACTCAACCCGCCGGGGCACCGCTTCTGTTAGATGTCGAACGTGCCGTTACATACGCTGCTGACGAAGGTGTCCCACTCTTCGGTGGTGAAGGTGAGGACGGCGTCGCCTTTACGCCATTGGTAGTTGTTGTCGATGCGGCGGACGCCGGATGGTAGCCAGGCGGCGGCGACGACCTCCTGCGCCGACGGTGGGGTGGTTCGTCTGGCCACGACTCGAACCATGGCTTTCATGGCCGCGCAGCGGGTTTGCCACCACGACGCCGAATACTCTATGACGGGGGACCTGTCGCCGAGTTTGGAGTCGCGGACGAGGACCCGGTTGCAGGGCTCGATGGCGACCTCGACGCACGGGTTGCCCTCGCAGGCGGCGACCCACTGCACCTCGACGCACGCGCCTGAGTCGCAGCGTGCGGTTACCCACCGGTTTTTGATCATGGAATAGGGGGTGTCCGTTCTGTTATGCCGCATGGACGCGGGGTCCGCGGGGTCCACGGGTGGTGGGTCGGGCTGCGGTGCCCTTGGGCCAACGTCCAGTTCGTTTGGCCCAGTCGATGATCGTTTCCTCACGCCACAACGGTTTGTCCGGGATTTCTGGTTCATCCGGTTCGGGTAGAGGTGGGTGCATTTCGCCGCGTCGGGACCGTTGTCGCCACTGAGGGGGTGTCACCGGGGAAACGCCGAGTAAGTCGGCGATTCCTCCCAGGTCAATGAGCTTTCGAGACATTGCCACCTCACCATTACGACCACATGCTGTCAATACCGATCATACATTTGGAGGAGTACGCCTATCAAGATCAAATAATCCGACACGCGGCGAATCCCGGAGCATTGTATTACACAACGCGACATTCAGCGTAAAAAGCTAGTTCATCCCCATAAGTATCAGATGCACGCGTTACGACAAGATAGGAATGAGGGCAGTTAGTACCCAGAAGAAGAGGCCGCAAGCCACCAACTCGACGCGCAAGGTCACGCGGGCGGCGGCCACGGCAAAGCAAATCGCGGCAAGCAACAGCAAGATCAGCGTCGGCATGACGGCTCCTCAGGCAAATCAATCCACACGAACTGTGTTGCCCCGCCGTGGCCGTGGATGAACATCGCGTCGTTGATGTCCCGCCAGACCACGGTGGACGGCCGGTTGCCGCGCCACCGGATTGCTACGGCGCCGTCGGAAAACTCGCAGCCTTCGGCCACGACGCCGGTACCGGATACGCCGGTCAGGTCAACGTGACGTACAAGGTGGAAGCGGCGCATCAGTTGGGTTTGTTCGGCACCATCAACACACCGATGGCACCGAGTACAGCCAGGACGATGACAATCCACTCAGATGGTTCGACTTTGCTGTCGGTGACGGCGTTACCCAGCGCGGTGAGGCCGGCGATGAGTGCGGCAACGACGGTCGCCACGACGGCTTTGGCATACGGGGACAGGTTCATCGGGGTTTCCCTCCTCAGCGAAGGGGGTCAGTTCGTCCATTGGTGATGTTGTCGACCAGGGCCCGTAGTCCAATGATTGTGGCGTTCGGGTCCATGATGGCCAGTCGAAGCCGCCGCAGGATTTCGTATGCCCGTTCGGCTTCGATACGGCCCCGTTCGGCTTCGACGCGCAGGTGCGTAACCTCGGATTGGGCAACTTGGAGTTGCGCATTGAGCGTTTCGGCTTTGGCGGTAAGAACTTCCGCGCGGGCCTCGGCAATTTTCAGCGTCCGCTGTAACGGGTGCACCAGGTCGACAGCGGTTGCCGACAGGGTTTTGACTGTGGTTGCGAGAGCTTCGCGGGATTGCGCTTCGAGGGCGGTAGCTTGGGCTGATAGTTGTCGTCGTTGCCTACCAACGGTAAACAGAGACCAGATGCCGCCGCCGCCGCCTAGCAGGGTTAAAACGCCAAGGATGATGGGTAATACGTCAACCCACTTCACGAGGGCTCTCCTGTGGCGGGTGTTGCTAACCGTTTGATTTGGTGTGCGCGGCAGTGTGCTGCGGTACCGAATCCTAATAGGATGGCTGCTGTTAGCAGCGACTGGCCGTTATGTGGGTAGCCGACGACGAGTGCGTAGGCGTAGGCCCCGAACCCGATGGGGATGTGCCCGGCGCGGCTTATCAACACTCCGGTGAGTACGTCACGCCATGCGAGGCCAACGAGGCTTGTCAGGCCACCAAAGATGAGTAGCCAGTACCACGATTGGGCGACCAGTGGAGGGATGTGGGTGGGAAGGGGTGAAGGAGACACAAGGTTGGCGATGCCGGATGTAACGCACAGGGCGAGCATGAAAACTTCCCACGGGTTACGCATCCACCCGGTGCCCCTTCGCTAGTCGGCGTCGGCCCCGCCGCGGGACTGTTCGTCGAGTTCTTCGTCAACGATGCCACGGATTTCGGGCAGCAACGCTTCTTTCAGGTCGGCCACGATGGCGGTTTTCATTTCCGGGGTGAGGGTTACCGTGCCGGTTGGCCGGTTTTTCAGATCGGCAACGTCTGCCTTGATCGCGGCAACGGCTGCGTCGAGTTTGCCTAGTACCTGATTCGGGATGATCTTTTCGGCGGGATTACCAACGATGGGCCCGAATTTCGGGTCCACGTCGCCTTGGACGAGGGCGTACAGCCGCGATTCCATGACTCTGACTACTTGGGTGAGGCCAACTAGCATGTCGTGTTCTTCGGGGGTCACTTCGTCTCCTTCCGGGTTACCGCCTAGTGCGGCGGTTACCGCGCTGAAAAGCTTGTCCCATGGGAAGTTAGGTCCGGGGTCGGTGTGGTCGGTGCCGCCCCACGCCAACCTCATGTCGTTGTGGCTGTAGAACGCCCGCACTCGCGGGTTGGCCTGCATTTCCGCGACCGTGGCGCGGCGTACCGCGATGCCGTAGGCGCGGCATACCTGCGCGAGGGTGGCGCCGAGCGGCCCCCACGCGACGTTGCTCATCCACCAGTCCCGGGTTTTGTCGTTGGTGCCGGTGATTTCTACCGCGATGGCGTTGTCGTTTCCTTGGCGGGATCCGGCGTGGCCGGCGCGGGCTGAGGTGTCTAACGATTGGATGACCGAGTCTGCGTCGCAGTAGAAGTGGGCGGAGACGCCGTCGGTGCGTCGTGTCGCGTATGAGGCTTCGCCTTCGGCGGGCGCGGTGTTGGCCGTGTTGTGGATGGCGACGCCGTACTTTGTGCTGTCCGCATCGAAGTATGAGTTTCGCCCTTGTACATAAGGGATTCCGTCGACTCGCATGAACTCTCCTTTCTTAGGCTAGTCGGAGAACCCATGTGTCGGAGTAGTGCACGGAGCTACCGTTGATTTGGACGGTGCCGGTGCCGGAGCTTCGTACGATGGTGGTTCCGAATGTGTACTGTCCGGAGATTCCGGTGATGGTTCCGATGAGCATGTAGTCGTTGCTTTTCCCGGCAACGTCGGCGTTGACCTGTTTAGCGGTCAGGAGTGTGTCTGCCGATGGCGGCGACGACAGGCTGGCAGCGGCTTTGTACCGGATCCTGAGGACTACGGAGTCGGCGGCAACGGAGGATTCGTAGCAGCCGCTGGCGATGATGAGGTACCGGTCGGAGGTGGATCCGGCGGTGAAGGTAACTGTGGTGTCAGCGGTTTCGGTGGTTGTGGCTGTTCTGAACGTGGTGTTGTTTGAGGTTGATCCGATGTATCGCAGGGCGATGCCGTCGAGTTGAGCCGCAGTTGGTTTGTCACCGGCTGAGAACGTCACTGCGGCCCTCCTCGTTTGTTACAGCGCGACAACGTTGGGGCGCCATAGTTTCACTTCGGTTCCGGCGGTCAGGGCTTTCGAGATGCCGTTTACCGACCGGGTCAGGGTGAGTGTTTGTACGTCGGTGGGGATGGCGATGACGATGCCTTTGGACACCGCGGATGCGCCGCCGGTAACGCTGAAGGATCCGGACGCTAGGTAGGTTGCGGTGGTTTGGATGACGTAGTCCCACACAAGCCCTTGATCGTTTCCGGTGGTGGTGGATGGTTCACCGATTTCGGTGGCGCCGCCGACGGTGGCTACGGATGTCCAGTCGTCTTGTTTCCACCCGAGGTACAGGATGATGCAGTTGTCGCGGGCGGTCGGCAGCGCCGGGTACGCGATGTTCTGCGCCGACGTGTTCGTGCTTGACGCGTAGTTGTGTAGGGCGCATTGAGCGCGGCGGAATGTGGCGCAGTGACCGGAGGTGGTGTCTCCAGCACTGCCTCCGGTGAACGTGATCGTTGGTGTCGCTTCCCCGGATGCGGCTATTTTCCCGAGAATTTTGACGTGGCTGTCGGCGTTGGCCGCTGGCCACAGTTGGGTGTATCCGGTTGGGGTTACGACGTTCGCGGCGGTGTTGCGGATGGCGGCGAACACCACAACTAGATCGTCGGCTGCGGTGGATGCGTGCAGCGTCGGAGATACGGATGTGTTGTCGGCGTGCGCGGCTGTACCGGCGCCGATGAATGTGGCTGCCCCGTTGGCGACGGCGGTTGCGGTGACGCGTTCACCGGCGATGTTCAGGTCGTAGGGGACGGTGGATGTGGACCATGTGGGGGATCCGCGTTCCAACAGGGTGTCGTTGGTCATGGACACGAGGACGGAGGTGGATCCGGCGGTGCGGGCGGCGAGGACTTCGCAGCCTTGGGCGTCGAGTCGTCCGGTGTTGTTTGACCCTTCCACGGTGAACACTTGCCAGGGCAGGCCGCTGCGGCAGTTGAGTTCCACTCCCCAGTTTTTCCGGGTGATTTCTTCGGTGTAGCCGAGGAGTTGGAGTTCGATGGTGTTGGGTGGAAGTTCGTCGGGTGGGTTGGCGATGGTGATTGGTTCGCCGATGTCGGTGGACAGCCAGGACGTGATGAGTGTGGGGGTACGTGCGAAGTTGAGCCGCACGGCCGGGTACCGGAAGTCATCCACGGTCCCTAACGCGACGTGCCATTGCGCTTGGTAGGGCAACGCGGCGTCGGTGGACGGGTTGACGGTGATGCTTTCGTCGTAGCGTCCTTCGGCGGCGACGGATTGCAGGTTGATGACGCGGGCGGAGGATCCGGTAGGGCGGCTTGCGGTGACGTCGTTGCGTAGCCCCTGGTCGTCTTCTACCGGGTTGAATCCAGGTTGTAGGTGGTGTTGGTCGTGGTCGAGTGCTAAGGCGGCGGCCTGGTTGTACAGGTCTTCTCTTACAGTCAGGCCGAGGGTGCCCCCGAGGCGTTCTTTGAGGATTCCGTCGGTTGCCTCGATGTCGCGGATGACGTCGATGGCGGACACGTGTTGTTGTGGGCCCATGAGGTCACCGAAACCCGACGATGGGTCAACTTCGAACGGGATGCCTTCTTCTGTGCAGATGCGGGCGAACCTGCTCGATGCGTCTTCCCCCGCGTGCGACCGGAACGCTAGGGAGATTGTCGACGCCCAGATGTCGGCGTCGGAGAAGGCTGCCATGTGGCCGACTTGGTGGTCTCCGATGCTGGTTCCGGAGTTGTGGTGAATCTCGGTAACGGTGCCGCATGTTTGGTTGGTTGCGGTGCCTACCTTCCCGGCACCGTCGCCGTCTTCGGCTTCGAACAAGACTTCCCAGTCCACGTCGGAACCGTTTTGGGTGGCGTTGACTTGCCATAGCAGCCACCGGTCGTAGAGGCTGGCGCCGAAATTACCTTGGAAGTTGACGCCGGTGGCGCCGAGGACTTCGTTTCCGTTGTGGTCGTATGCCTGGGGCAGCACGGTGTCTGGCGACCCGGCAATGATGTTGATTCGCCATCCGCCGATGGATCCGGTCGGGGATGCAATGTTCATGATCACTGTGTTGGATGCTTGGTCGGTGGGGATCTTCATGACCCACGCGACGGCCCATTCCCCGGTCGCGGTGAACGGGCGAACGTACCAGCGGGCGAAACAGCTATTGGGGAAGGTGGGTAGTGCCCCGCCTGAGGATGCCAGTGTGGAGTCGGCGGCGAACTCGACGCCGTTGCTGGCCATGCCCGGGGTGCCGCCGCTGTATTCGGCGAACTGTATCGACCCGGATTCGTCTTGGCATGGCCAGTACGAAACCATCGTCGAGTTGCCTGAGATGGACCGCACCAGCGGCGACTTCGCCGGGGTTGCCCCCTGGTCGAGGCGTCGCAGCAACCCGGATGCGGTAATCGATACGTGTCGTTCGTGTCCGGACACGTCCCATTCCAGCGGCCACTCATCGACGTAGAAGATGCCGCGTGATACGTAACCGGTGCCGGGGTCGACGCTGACTTTCAGGGGGGTGTTTCGCCGGATGTACGGGTAGTACGGGGAGGAAGGTTGGCGCGGGGTGAACCGTCCGGATGTGTTGTCGAGGGCTAGGTTTACCTGTCCAGGGGAAACGGTGTTTTCGTTCTGGCTGCCTCGTTGGATACGGATGGCGGGGCTGTACCGAACGTATGCGGTGATGTCGGTCCATGCCCACGTGGATGGGTCTGCGGTGAGGTCGGCACCTAACGCCAACTCCACCTTCACCGTCAGAGGGGTGGTGGGGAAGGTAACCGGCATTTGGTCACCTCCCCCTCTTTACGCCGGGACGACTCGGGTTCCAGCGGCCTTCAACGTGAGTTGGCCGGTGCGGATTTGTTGGGACAGCCAGGTAAGGAACATCGATTCCATCCCGCGGGCGGTTCCGTTGTACTGCAACGAAAAGCCGCCGCCTTCACCGCTTCCTGTTGCGGCGGGGACGCGGGGAAGGATCCGGCCGTCAGAGTTCGGGATGAACAGTTCAGGTCGTTTTTCGCCGACGATGATGGGGATGCCGGCGCGGACCTGGCCGCCGCGGGCGTAGCCGCGGAAGGAGTGTCCGGCGGCGATTTCGCCTGGGCTAAGGCCGGGTGGCCGACCTACCTCTTTGTACCGGACGTATACGTTGACGTCCTGGTCGCGGATGCCGCCCAACGCGTTGTTCACGTTGTCGCGGAACCGGAACACGTCGTCGCCGAGTTTCTTCAACTTGTCTGCTGTGCCGTCCATGCCAACGGCGCGGGCGGCTTTCTCGGCGAGCCGGATTATTCCGCCGAACACGGATATGAACTGTGCGGCCATGACCTGAATCATCAAGATTCCGGTTTTGACGAATACGCTCCACACGTCCATGACGAGTCCGATGGCGGGTGAAATGGCCACGATCGCGGCGGCAATCTTGGCCATGACGTCGATGATCTGTTGTCCGTCGTCTGATTCGGCCCAGTCGGCTAGCTTGTCGGTGACGGCGACGAGTTGGTCCAACATGGACTGGCCTTCTTCCTTAGAAGACCTGAACATTGCGCCGAGTAGCCGGCCGGTGTTTTCCGCGATTTCTCCTAGCTTGGACAGGGTGGTTTTCGCGTTTTCCAGCCACTTGTCTAGGTCACCGGACTCTTTCGCCTTGCGGATCCAGTTGGCGAACTTGGTGGCCAGCCCGTCGGCCTTTTCGCCGATGACCGCCAGCGACGGTGCGGCCACCTCGGCGATGTCCAAGAATGCCTGCGTCAGCGGCGTAATGGAGTCGAGGATGTACCGCAGGAACCGGTCGACGTTTTGCAGGATAAACACGATTTGAGATTTCGTGCCGCTTTGGAGTAGGAACTCTGCAAGTTTGGCGCCGGCCTTGGAAAATCCGTCGGCGATGCGCGGCAACCATTGCTGGGCAATGGGTTTGAACTCGATGGACAGGCGGCGTAGCCAGTGTGGCAGGTTACCGCCGCCGAAGAAGGAGTCTTGTGTGGCGCGTTGGACAGCGCGCCACTCTTTGATGATGTGGACCATCGACTTGGCGAAGTCGCCAGCGTTGGGGCTGATCTTCTTGAGCGCTTCGGCGAATTTTTCGGTGTCGTCGGACAGCCCTGCGCTGATCGCGTCGCCTACCCCGTGGAAGGCCATCTTCAAGGTGACCAACGTTGCGATGACCGCGATGATTGCCGGGGCTAGCAGTTGGATGGCGCCGGTGATGTCGAACAGTGCCGCGGCCAGCGGAACACCGAACGCGACGATGGCGGCGGCTTTTGCGGCGAAGACGGCCAGCATGGGAGCTAGCCGGGCCCCGGCGGAGACGAGCGCTTGGAATCCGGATGCGACGCCGCCGAGGACGTTGACGAGATGCCCGAACGCGGTAGTGACGTTCCGAATGTGGTTGCGTTGTGTTACTAGCGTGCCGTTAGCGTTGTACCACAAGCCGTTCAACCCGCGGTAGGCACCGGCCACAGTGGACACTACGCGGGTTTGCGCGAATAGCCGCCGGGTAAGGCTGTTCACGTTGTTACCTAACACGCGTGTCTGCGCGCTAAGTCGGGTAAGGGATGCGGCGCCGGTGGTGCGGACAGCAACGATCAAGGTGGCAACGGACACGCAACACACCACCTTCTATGTTGTTTTGGAAACCTCGGTTACCCAGTCAACGCGGTCGCAGAGTTCGCGGTAGGTCCATCTGCGGATGTCCCATGGTTGGGCGTGGAGAAGGTGGCCGAACACGGGTCCGTAGTCGCGGATCATGTCGCGGATCGGCGGGCGGGTTTCACCCCAACCGCTTTGGCCCGCCGGCCAGCCCGGTTGGTTGGCGCCGGGGGGGCGTCGTCGTCGCCTAGCCCTTCGACGTCCATCCGTAGCACCCGGGGTTGGAACGTCGGCCACGGGTCTTCACATCCGGCGAGGCTGCGCGCAACCCACACCATTGCCCGTAGCGATTTGACGGATCCGCGGTTCAACGCGTCGCCGAACTCGGTGATGGTCATTCCGGTGGCGTCTTCGAATCGTTCCAGGAAGCCGGCTTCGCAGTTGGCCAACGTGTCGTGGTCGAACTCGACCCACTCGGGTCCGCCGTATCGTTCCCGGTCTTCTTTGCACAGCCTGATACGACCCAAGTCATCCCCTCCGTTCAATCTGCCGCGCAGTCCGGTCGGTGGCTTGGTCCAAGTTCCGGCTGAATGTTGGCCTGTGTCGGGTGACGGTTACTTCAAACCACGGCTTGCCTTGGCTGCCTACCCACGCGTGGCGGTTACCGAGAACGGGGTGACGCCACACCTTCCCGGACTCGATGAGTTCGGGAAGTCGCCGACGTCGACCTAACCGTCCAGTGTGGACAACGAACCGTGCGCGTGGGTTCAAGGTGCCCACATTGACGTCGGCTTTCACCACGGCGGCGATGGCGCGGCGCAGCCCTTTCGAGGTGCTAGGTCCCCGGTAACGCCGGCCGCCGGGCTTACGGAAACCCCGGATCGGGTTGATTTCGATGGCCCGTTTCACGTCTCGTAAGACGGGTTGGGCCGCGCGGCGTACCGCGCGGCCCAGGTTTTCCCGTAGATAGTCGGGCCCGTTGGCGATGCCCAATGCCATCCGGGTCAACTCATGTTCGCCGTGTACCCGGATTTCGATCATTGCGGCCGTCCTAAGTAGACAGTTAGCCGACCTTGCTGATGGCGCTGGCGGCGTTCCACTTGGCCGATACCTCAACCGCACCGGCAACGGCGCCGTTGAGCGACATGTCAACAAACACGGTTCCGAAGAAGTATTGGGTCGCGGTGTTGCTGTTCGGGTACAAGTAGAACTTCCGGGACAGGCCGTCGATGGCGGCGGTGTAGGTCTGCGCCGACGCGTCGTCGTAGAACCCGGAGAACTCACCGGATGCGTCAGCGATACCCGCCACGTAAGTCTTCGTTGTTTCACCGAATGCCGTGACGTCGATCTTTTCGACTTCAAACGACATGGACCAGGTGTTTTGGAAGGTTAGCAGCGACGCGGCTGCCGAGGTGGTAGCGCCGATGTAGATAACCGCGTTGCGGCCCGCAATCCTAGCCAAGGTTCACTCCCCTTCTAAGAGCCGAAGCAACGCGGCTGCGTTGGCATCGAATGTTCGGTCTTGTATTGCTTCACGGGCTTTTGCTGCGGCGTCGGCGCGTTCGGCGGGGCGGGACAGCCAGTACCGCAGTAACTGCGACGCTTCTTCCGGTGAGGTGAAGGTCGGCAGTGTCGGGAACAGTTCGTTGCCTTCGGCGCGGGATTCACGGAGGAAGAAGGCGCCGCATGCGGCCATCTCTACTTCGCGTGGCCCGACGGCCCATCCTTCGGTGAGGTCAGGGTGTTCGGCTTCTTTGCGGTAGATGTTCAAGCCGCATCGCATCGACCGGTAGATGTCTACGGTTTGGACGTTGTCGAGGCAGTTGTCGACGTCGCCGACTACGTAGGGCCTGAGCGGCGAGTCGGTGGCTAGTCGTTGCCAGTTGCCGGCCAACACGATGTCCAATGTGGACAGGTCCATTGTTTCGAGGAATGCGATGCGTGAGTCGTATCCGGTGGCGATGAACGCCATGTCGCATTGGAGTTCGGGGGATCCGGGTCCGGGGGTGTGGATGGTTGCCCGGTAGGCGTGGGGGGCGTGTACGGCGTTGGTGACTTGGGTGAAGAGGTGGATGTTGATGGGGTCGGTGAGGAGGGTGATGTCGCAGTGGGTGGCTAGGTCGAGTTCGCGGGTTAGTTCGTAGGGTTGTTCGGTTGCGATGAGGACGATGCGTGTGCCGTCGCGGCGGGCGAGGTCGAGCACGGTGGGGTCGATGAAGAAACCGGAGGTGATGATGAGGATGTCGGGGCGGGTTTTCCACAGTGCGCCGGCTAGTCGGTCGGCGGCTAGTTCGGTTGCTTGTTCTCCGGTGAGGGCTTTGCGGAATTCGTGGGGTCCGGCTTGAACTAGTACCGAGTCGTAGAAGGTTAGGGCGCTACCGAGTGGATATTCGATGACGTGTTGTCCGGCGTTGCGGAGGGCTTCGACGTAGCCGACGTGAAGGTCTTGTACGGAGAAGTTGGGTCCGGGTGCGCAGGCAAGTATTCGCAACGACAGCCTCCACCGGGTTCGGGTACGTTGGGTTGCGGTGGGGGCGTCAGGGGCTCTTGGCGGACGTCATGCCGTGCAACCGGATCAGGGGGCGGGTGGGAAACCGTGCCTCGGCTGGGAAGCCGTAAACCTTGTTGCTGGCCCCCACCGGCCGTCAGGTGCCGACGGTTACGGCGAATTCGACGCCTGGGTACTTTTCGATTTCGGATATCTCGTATTCGCGGTATCCGGTTGCGGTGGTGACGACGGCGAAGGCGACGGTGCCGCCGAGGTTGCCGTTTACTGCGGTGCGTACGGAGGTGGTTGATCCGGGGGTGGGGTCGAGGAAGGCGTCGAGTCTGGTTCGGCCGCCTCGGTCGGATCCTTTGGACACGAGCATGGTGATTTTGAAGTTGAGTGCGTCGGCTTGGCCGGTAAATGCGGCGTCGTAGGTGGCGCCGTCGAACTCGACGATGGCTACGGCGACGGTTCCGGATACGTTGAAGGGTCCGGTCCATTCGTGTTCGGTTCGTACGTCGGTGAGGGTGGCGAGGCGGGTTTGGATGCCGGTACGGATCGCGTCGATAGTTGCCACGGTTTAGTGCCCTGTCTCAAGGTTTCGTTAACCCGGTCCGTTGGCCTTGGTGTCGCTGCGGGTTGGTGTGTGACGCTTCAGCCATGACAACCAAGGTGTGTCGCAAGCATCGGCGTAGAGACTGTTCGGTGTGTCGTTCGGAGTCGGCTCGGCGCGGCGGCGACGCGGATTCGTCGTTGTGGGAAACGGTGTCGTCCTGGGTTGCCGTGTCCAGCGGTGACGACGGAGGCGACTGCCATACAGGCTCTAGTGGCCACACATCCGGTTACCACACCAGCTACCACGACTCCGGATCGTCGTCTTCTTACTCCAGCGGCGATTCCGGCGGCGGCGGAGGATGCGGTAGCGGCGGCTGCGATTAGGCCATCATCACGACGGCGGACGGATGCCGGTACGCGTCGAGCATTTCCAGCGCGGGGGCGGACATCCGGGCGCGCATCGGCCCCCACTCGCCGTAGCCCACAACACCGAACGCGCCGGCCCCTAACTTCATGTAGTCGCCGACGAGGATCTTAGCGGCTTCGACGACGGGTGTGGGGATAACTGGCCATCCCCACACTCCGACTATCTGGACGCGGTCCACCCGCGAGTTGGGGGAGTACGCCATCGGGAAGGTCCGCGACGCGATCGCGGTGATTTCTGTGTACGGTTCGGCTTCGAGTTCGTTTGGCGCGTTCGCGGGTAGTAGTTGGTAGTCGGTTGTTGCCCAGGTGGTTTCGAAGACGCCGTCGCCGTCTTCGTCAGTCTTCAGAGACGTGACGGACACAAGGTCGGGGATCTTCAGGTTGTACCAGTTTTTGGCGGACACGACGATGGTTGCTGTCCTGCGGTAGAAGAAGCGTTGGCAGTATCGCTTGTCTATCCAGCGGGCAACCGCGCGGCAGGCACCGAGGATTTCGGCGTCGTCGGCGGTGTCCGTCATCCCCCGCCGCCCTTTGATCATTTCTGGGGTGCAGTAGAGGTTTTGTAGTCCGGTGCTGGATACGGTCCATGTCCCAGCGATGACGTCGGACGCTGCTCCGGTGCCGGTCCACACGTATTGCCACACGCCGGGTTCGGAACAGGCGAGGTCTTTGGTGTATACGCCGGTGCCGGACCGGGTTATTTGACTGAGGGCGTAGGTGTAGGTGGTTGCGGTCCCGGTGGGGGTGGCGACGGTGAGGCTGATGGCGGTGGGGTCGGTAGCCACGCCGGACACGGTGAATGTGTTTGTCAGGGTGGCTAGTTCGTTGGCGCCTTCGAAGAAGACGGTTGCCCCCATGTGTCACCTACCCATCCGAAACCGTTGGTGTGGAGTTCGCCGCGGCGGTGACGGCGGGAGTTGAGGTGCGGGTTGCGGTGGTCGTTGCCGACGATGTTTGTTGGGCTGTCGTAGTCGGCGTGGACAGGGCGTTGCGGATTGCGCCGGCCACGATTTGAAGTCCGCTGTAGGTGCCGGCGGTGGCGCAGGAACCAGCGAACGTTTTGGTGATTGCTTTGACTACGGAACCGGCGGTGGTTGCGGTGCCGGTTAAGGTTTTCGAGGTTCGTTTGGTTAATGTGCCAGTAGTTGCTGCGGTACCGGTGAGGGGTTTCTGCGTCTGACGAACCAACGTGGCTGCGGTTGCGATGGCCCCAGCCAGGGACAGCAGGACAACTTTGGTGGTTGCTACGGCACCGGCCGTGGTGATGGTGCCGGTGAAGCGTTTTTGTGTCTGACGGATGAGGGTTCCGGCCGTGGTGACTGCTCCGGTCAACGGCTTCTGTGTCTGCCGAACGAGGGTTCCCGCGGTGGTTATGGTCCCGGCCACTGACAGGAGCGCCACTTTCACGACAGTCAGCGCACCGGCGGGTGCGATGGTGCCGGTGAAGGTTTTGTTGGTTTGCCGGATCAGCGAACCGGTCGGGGTGATTGCACCGGTGAGGGGTTTCTGCGTCTGACGAACCAACGTCCCGGCGGGGGTTATCGAGCCGGCCAGGTCGACGGTAAAGGTGGTTCCGCCGGCTGTTTTTGACGGTACGTAGATGCGGCGGCGGATGTAGGTGGTGGTTGTGTCGGGGGCGAAGAGAGGCATGTTGCCCCCTTACAACTCGCGGATGTAAGCGGTTCCGCTGAGGGTCAGGTCGTCGGCTGCGGCTGACGTCATCCGGATGTACATTGCGGTGTCGGCTTGGTCGACTTTGGGCCGCATGATTTCTGGCAAGATCAGTGCGTATCCGGCGCGGACGTTGAATGTGTCGCAGTGGACGGTGATAGGCGTTCCTGTCGTTGCGACGGTGGACCCTAGTGTTTCTGCGGTGAATCCGGCTGCGCCGTCGCGGGGGTCCAGCGGCCGAGGTGTTGCGCTGGTGCCGTTCGACGAGGTGGTGAAGTCGGTGATGATGTTGATTGACAGCATTTCGTCCTGGGCGTCGCCGACTTCGGATTTGTTGCCTATAAACAACGCGACTAGTTCGACGGGGCGGTCGTCGGCGGGGACGAGTTCGAACAGGTCGTAGTCGCCGGATGCGGCGGCAATCGTCTGTTCTGTGAAAGACACCGTGTATATGCCACGTTGCGCCGCCATGCTTGCTCCTCACAGTTGAAGTAGGGCACCGAAGTTTTTCATTAGGCGCGGCGGTGGCATTGATGTGGTGGTTGTAGCCGATGCGATCGCGACGGAGAAGGTGTTCCATGCGCGGCTGATCGTGCAGGTCCAGGTGCGGGTTCCGGTGGCGCCGGATGCGGCTAGTGCTTCGGTTCCGAGTGACCCGACGATCCAGTTTCCGGTCGTGGGTTGAAGGTCGGCGCGTTCGGTGCCGGCTGACAACGCCGAGTAGTTCGCCGCGCTCCCGCTGCACAGGCCGTACGCGCCGGTGATGAGCAGCGAGTCGGAACCGGCTACGTCGGTTACTGACGGTGCGACGTGGCTGGTGCTTGCCGCGCCGGTGCTGGTCTGCGCGGTGCCGTCGATCGGCGACGCGGCGTTGTGCCCGTTGATGCGGATCATGATGCCGATGCCGGCGGCGGCCCCATCGCAGCCGATGGTGTACGACGCGCCTTCGCCGGATGCGGCCTTGCGCCACAACTTCAGGCTGCCTGTTGCATTGTCCAATGTGGACCCAACCTGCGTAAAACCGCTCGCCGTCTGGTTCGTCGGGCTACCGTCCGGGTCCTGATAGGACACCAGGAACAGCAAGTCACCGTCGACCGTTCCGCTGGGCTTCGTGATGCTGTAGTTGCCGCCGGTGCTGGAACCCGTCGCGACGGACTGGTAGGTGGCCGACATGGGTTAATCCAATGCGGTTACGCCGGCCATGTCATCCCACACCGAGTTGATGGTGAATTGGATGTCGGAGTCGGTGGGTGCTTTTACGATCCGACCGGTCGCTGTACCTGTTCCGTTGCCGGCTACCGGGATCGAGAACGTGGTGGATGTGAGGTTCGTGGCGGTCCAGGTGCCGTTTGCGGCGGTGTTTGCGGCGTGGTCGGCGATGCGGACGGTGTCCCCTGTGGACAGTCCGTGTGCTGCGGCGGTGGTGACCACGATGGGGTAGGCGTTGGTCGACGACGAAACGTTGACGGTGGAACCCATTGTGACCGCGGCGTTTTGGACGACGGCCAACGCGAATTGTTCTAACCACACTGCCGGGTTGATGAGTACGGCTCTCGCGAGTGTTTGCCGCTTGCCGTATTTGACGTCCGACATGGACGACTTGGCTTCGCCGGCTACAGCCACGGCCGCGGTTGCCATGGCGACGCTGACTTTCTTCCGGAAGTACAGGTCGCTGGCCAGGTCGTATTGGTCGATGTACCCCATAGGTTCACCCGCCCGCGGAGAAGGTCAGGTCGTACGTCGCTTGTAGCGAGTCGCCGTTAGCCAGGTTGACAGTCGAGAAAATAGAACGGTCCAGTAGTGTGCCGCCGCCTGTTGCAGCTTGCGAAAAGACGCCGTGTTCGACGGCGGCCACTGACGCGTCAACGGTTACGGTTCCGACGGTCCGGTAGATGTTCGCGGATGCGCCTTCGGTGGTGGACCCGGTGGCGCGGGTGTTGTCGGGGCTGTACTGCGTGGTGATCTCTGCGGCCAGCGCGGTGTCGCCGGACGCCTCGGCGGTGTTCGTTGTGCCGATGCCGTGGAACTTCAGGTTTTCCAGTTCGGTCGTGTTCTGAAATGCATCGACGATGAAGTTGACACCGGCGGTGGTTACCACGCGCATGGACGCCAGTCCGAGGTCGGTAACCGTTCCGTCGGCGCGGATCACCGACAGCCACAGTTGGCCGTAGAAGTTGGCAAGGTTGAACGCTCGGGCGAGGGCGACCCGGCGGTAGCCTCGCCACAGGTTCGAGATGTTCCGAAACCGCCATTCGTTGACTTCTTTCGACAGCCCTGTTTGGGGTGTGCCGAAGGTGAGGACGTCGGTAAGGGTTGCGGGGCGGTGCGGCCACTTGGCGGGTTCAACGACGGGGATCCGCGCTCCGCTGCCCCGAATGATCGTCAGGCCCAGGTCACCAGTGGGCGCAATATCTCCGTCGTACACGGTTACTCCTTTACGTCACCGGTCTTTGGGGCCTGCCCTTGGTCGTGTCGCCGAGGTTCCAACGCCACGTGCGTACCGGCACGTGTGTGAATCTAGATCCGGCGGCGTGCATGGCTAGCCAGAGTCCCCAGTCTTCGCAGGGGTCGTCGTTTTCGTCGGGGTGTGGTTGGAAGCCGCCGGCTTGGAGGACGTGGCTGGTCCGGCAGAGTGTGGTTACGGGGATGAAGTTGCGTTTTTGGAGTAGTGCCCCGTCGAAGGGAACGCCGAAGCATTTGACGGGGTCTTCACCACCGGTGGTGTCGTATCCCGGGTATGCAACGTCCAGTGTGGACAGTTTGGCGTATCGGGCTAAGACCTTCAGGTGGTTCGGGTACAACTCGTCGTCGTCGTCGAGGAACGCCAACCAGTCAGTGTCCACTTTGGACAGGGCTTGGTTGCGGGTGGCTGCTGCACCTTGGCGTTCGACGTCGAGTTCAACGATGACGCAGGAAGGGGGGAAGGTTTGCGCTTCTACGGTCGCCAGAGCGCGAGCTAGCAAACCTTCCCGACCTTCAATCGTTGGAATGACTATCGTGATGTTCATCCGTCACCGAGTAGCTCGGTTATGGCAGCTTCCGACGGTTCGCGTGCCATCTTGTACGACTCCTTCGACTGACGCTTACGCGAGTGCCCGCCGGATGCCCTCTTCGATGGAGACCTTCGCGGTGTAGTGCTCGTTCATGCGGGCTACGTGGGCAACGCGGTAGTCGACGCCGGCCGGCTTATCCGGCAACGTCTTGAACCACGGCTTGTACTTGCCGTACGGGTCGGCCACCCCACACACCATGCGGGCCAACTTCGCCATCGACGTTCCGACGCCAGTGCCGAGGTTGACGGGACGCCGGTCGTCGGCGTCGACAACAGCCAACGCGCCGTTGACCACGTCGGAGATGTGGATCCAGTCGCGGACCTGTTCGCCGGATCCCCAGATGACGAACGGGTTTTCTTGCCGTACCGCACGAGCAATGAACGCACCGAAGGGCCAGTCTTCGCCTTGGTCTTCGCCGTATCCGCTAAACGGCCGTACCACGTAGGTCGCGACGCCGCACTCGTTTGCGGCGCCCGCAATCCGTTCCCCGGTCAGCTTCGTCCATCCGTAATGCCCATCGGGGGCGTCTGGGCTACCGACGTTGATGTCGGCTTCGAGTAGCCGCCCCTGCGCACGAGTGCGCATGTACTCGACGTACCGGTGTGACTGTTTGTAGATCGGATAGGCCGCACTCGACGACAGGTACAGCACTTTGTGTTGTTTAGTGCGGGCTGCCCAGTCGAACATGGCGGCGTCTAAGTGAAGGTTCGCGGCCAGGTTCATGGGTCGTGCGTCGATGGCGGCCCGGTGTGGTTCAACGGCCGCGCAGTGCACCACAAGGTCGTAGCGGGTGGTGTTGTGAACGAAGTGCCACAGCGCGTCGTCTTCGGGAAGGACGATTCCGTTGCTGCCGCGGCGCGTGTCACAACCATCGACGGCCCATCCGCGTACCTGGAGTTCGGCGCTCATGTGCCGGCCGACGAATCCCGACACGCCGGTAATAAATGCCCGTTTCACTCAATCACCGTAAGGCAGTCTTCGGTGGTAACCCGGGCCTGTTCGGTTAGCTTCCGCACGATGATCGGTGCGCATCTTCCTTCGTGGACGTCACCGGGAAGCCGGCCGCAGATGGGGCAGGTTGTTCCGCATCCCCTGGTGGGACATGATGCGCGGCCCGGTACGAGCCTGGTAGTTGTGTCCGCCATCGACGTGACGTCGACCCATTCGACGTCGAGGGTTGCACCGCAACGAGGACAGGGGATGTCGGGTGGGCTCATGGCTGCCACCCCAATACCACCTGGAACCTTCCGGCTTCTTCGTGGCGGAGGATGCGGTAGCCGCCGGACTCGATGAGGGCGGCGTACCCGTCGCGGTTGAACGCCCACGCGTGACAGTCGTCGTGTCCCCATGGGCCCTCATCCCACGGCGACGACGCCACCACGAACTTCGAGTTACGTCCGATCCACTCGATTGCACCATGTGGGTCGGTAAGGTGTTCCAACACTTCCGTAACTACGGTGACGTCACCGAACCGGACCCTGTCTCGGTCTACGCCGAACACGTCGAGTTGTTCGGCTTTGACTCCGCGTTCTGGCCACCCGGCGGCGTTCGCGGGTGCGAAGTCGTACCCCCATGCTTCCGTCGCCACATGCTGCACCAGTGACAGCAGACCGCCGTCGCCGCATCCAAGGTCGGATACGGTGATGGTGCCACGGTTCAGTTGCGCCGCGATGACGACGAACCGTGCGGCGAGTAGCAGCCGCGGCCGGTGAATTTCTTGTTCGAGGTGTCGGGCGCGGTCCCGGTCGGCGTGGAACTCCGCCGTCGACACGTGCGCCACGTCGCCGTTGAAAAGTTTCCACTGGCTCATCGGCATGCCCAGATTTGGAAGGCGTATTCACACCCGGCGGGCCGCAGGTCTAACAGGTTGTAGATGATCGGTGTGAATCCGGCGTCGCAGAGCATCTTTTCGACAGCTTCGCTGTCCCAACCCCATACGTGTTCCGGGTTCCGGTCGTTGTCTTCACCTTCAGGGGTGGACAGCAACAGGTGTCGAGTTTTTCCGCGGATTGCAGCCAGTACGACGTCCGGGTTGTCGAGGTGTTCCACCGTTTCGGAACAGATGAACAGGTCAACGTTTGATTTGATCTGGTGGATGGTTTCCTCGATCGGCCCGTGGTGGTCGTAGCCGGGTGCGTAGTCGCCGAGGATGAGACGTGCATTGTGCGATGCCCTCAACCGTCGCGCGATCATCGCGTTTCCACAGGACAGGTCAGCAACGACGCCGCCTTGTGGGATCAGACCGTGCGCCAAGGCTGAGGTGACATCGACCCGGAACACGTGGTCTTCCCAGGTGGTGTGGTCGTGTGGCTTTGCATACAGCGACGCCAGTTCGGCGTCG